TCAGAGACAAAACCTTTTAATTTCTCAATTAATTTTTGATTCGTTTCCTCATTAAGTTTCAAAACCCTATTTTGATATTCAGCCTCCATTTGAGCCTTAATCTCTTTGGTTTTTTCCTCATCCTTTACATTTTCATCCAGTAATTTTTGATACTTAGCATTGATCTCGAGCTGGATCTTCTCTTTCCCTTTTGCCAGATTCTGATCGGATTTCAATTTTAAATTATTGAGTTCCTGTTCAAAACGCACTTCTCCATCAGCAATGGCCTTATCAGTTTCTGCCTTACGATCCTTACTCAACTGATCGGCTGAAGCCTGTATTTTAGCCAATTCATCTGCTTTATTTTTTTCTGCAGCGGCAAGTTTTACCACATCTCCATTTGCGGCCTTGACCTCCTGGTCATAGCGATATTGAATGGCATTAAGAATCTCCTTCTGAGAATCATCATACTTTTTATTAATGTCATAGATCTCCCGCTCGGTAATGCTTAACCTGGCAACCCTGAGGGCTTCATGAATATTCTTTACTTTTTCCGAAAAATCAAGTTCAGCCTGTTCCAGAACTTGTTTGGTCTGTGCATCCCGAGCAATATTTAGATTTTCCTTATTAAAATCCATTACGGCGTTGTCACCAGGAGCCATAATTTTTGCATTCTTTTCCTTAAACTCATCAATTTTCCGAATCTCTGCATCATACTTGTCATTGACAGCTTTGATCTCTGCCTGTGTCTGGGAAAGTTTTTCGGCAAAATTGGTATTCTCCATCAGGATGATTTCAGCCATGAAATCTTTGTACCTTTCAAGATACCTAAGCCGTTCATCTTCCTGTTTTTTTGCATCATTGGCACTTCCATCCTTCTTTTTCTTTCCATCGGAATTAATCTCATTCATTGCAGCACCAAATGCAACCATTGCACGTGTGTGACCATCTCTCATATTTGCAGCAGAGTGTTCCATATCACTATATGATTTAGAAACTTCATTCAATGTTTCCTTTGAGGCATGTCCCATTTTAGTTACCGTCTGAGCATATGCCCTTGTTACCATATCAGTTGACTCTATCTTCTTATTGATTGATTCCAGCGTTTCATTCGCTTCTGCTTTGGTTAGGTTGAGCGTTGTTAAATCGCCAGAAACATCAGAAGATGCTTTTTGCAATTGCTTTTTACGCTCAAGCAATCTATTATATTCCTCAGCAGCTGTTATTAATTTAGTATTTGCGTTATAATTGAGTTCATATTGAATAACCTGAGCAGCACTTAATCCAGTCTCAACAGATGCTTTTAATGCCGAAGCATCCAATGCCTTGCGTTTCAGTCTATCATTTTCTGATAATCCTTTATTTTCAAGTTTTAATATCGCTAATCCCGCATTTGCCCGAGTAAGAGCATCCTCCGATTTATCCTTTACAACTCTAGATAGAATGGAGATTTGATTGTCACGATCAGCTTGCTGCATATCAAATGATCGTTGCCTTTTTTCAAGTTCATCAATGATATCCTTATATTCTCCGGCCTTTGTGATTGCGTTGGACATATCCGTAAGAACCGATGACCAGGCACTACCCCCCTCTGCAAATGTTCTCATTAATGATTGGTAAGCCCAATCTGCCTGAGTAAAAGCCTTTTCAAGTTTATTACCTGTTTCCTCAGTTGACTTCGCGGCATCAATAAATACCTTCTTTATTGTCCCAAACGCTTTTTCAACCATACTTTCAAGACCAAAACCTCCGGCGATTCCAAGGATTGATCCGAGCATCCCTCCAGCACCGAAGGAATCCTTTGTGCTCTGAGCTGTTCCCCTTACTTCTTTGATCCTGGCATTGATCTCGTCCAGGGTTACCTTCATGGCTTTGTACTGCGGAACATTGGGATCCAGGTTATTCAACACCATGTTGAACTCCTTTTGCTTGGCCGTGAGTTCCTTCAAGGTAAGTCCTGTAATTCCGATCTTATGGTAAATGCCATCCATCTGATCCTTTACTGAACTCAGCCTCTTTGAAGCTGTGACATATTCATCAGATCCTTGGGCCATTCCCTTCATCGACTTTTGGAGCTTCAGCGCCTCATCATTCAACTCACGGAGTTGTTTTCTGCTCTGATCATTATTAATAATGATCTCAAGCTGTAATCTGTCAATTTTAAGACTCATTTGCTCTGCGTTGTAAGATTGTTTTTAGACGGTTTCTTTCATCCTCGGTATACTCATAGGAAAGAATGGCGATCAATCGGTTGATGGAACCATATGCGGTTTTGGCATACCAACGGGTGTCTTTTTTTGTGATCCGGGAACGGTTTTGGCGGATCCCCCACATGATACTCTTGGTATCCGGGGCACTCAATTTCTTTGCGTTCTGGCTTCTTTTGAAGTAGTTCAACTCTATGAACCGGCCATAGGTAAAGAAATCCACTACCAGTACTGGATCTATCCCGTAATGCGTGACCTTGTAATTGATAGAGTTCAGAAGATCCTCACTCTTGATCAAATGTTTTTTCTCAATGGATTCGGTAAGCAGATCACAAAGGAATTCCCCATGTTGATCCAAGGTTTCTTCGACAAAAAGAAGTTCGGAATCATTGAATTTACCATTCATGAAGCAATGATACAACGGAGGCAATACTGATTAAAGGACAAGGATACATGCTAAGAATAGAACTTAATTTCAATATCTTCGTACAATAAAAAACACAATTATGAAAAACCAACCGTCTGATATTGATTTTAAAATTGATGCTTTGATTAAATGTTTCCTGAAAGAGTACAGAGTAACCTGGGAATATTTCGTCAGTATAGTCGGAAATACAGATTTAAAAGAAACCCAGGGAAAGGCTATAAGAATCTTAGACGTGCTCCTTGAAGAGGGAATCGTCTCAAAAATATCCAATGAGGAAATTTATACCTTGACGCCTCTCGGATGGGAAATTGGGGAAAACCAGGGATGGCTAAAATATGTTGACGAAAAGAAAAGGAAAGAAAAGAGTGCTGAAAACAAAGAAATGTATGATGCAGCACTCAAAAAGTGGTCATTTTACACATACTGGCCGGGATCTACAATCGGTCTGATTGGTGGTATTCTTGGGATTCTATCACTTGTCATCACAATGTGCTCGGGTCACAGATAGCCCCCTTATAGAAACCAGACTATCCGCGAATTTTAAGCAGCATAATGGCTAGCGCAGCCATGCCACATATGCCACCTGCAATTCCAATTACAATACTGATGTTAAAAAGGATTGTCTCGATCACTGCCCAAATTGGAGTTTCTTCAAAAAAATTCATTAAACGTTTCATGATTTAAGATTTGAATAAACAAAAGTAATTCTCTTCCTTCCAAATTAAAGGACAAAAAAGCCCCTTATCGGGGCTTTGATCGTCTGGGGACTATTATCCTCAGGAAAATAGTCGGATCGAATTCTACCTGGATAAACTGATCATCATCAACGAGGACAACAAACTCCCCTGAGCGATACCATAGCGACTCAGGATCGCAACCGGATACCTCGACCCGGTTGCGATAATACTTCTTCCTGGCCATGGTTAACAGGGAATCCCATTTCTGAATTCATACCTGAGTTTTTCATGAACCTGGATAAGTCGTAACAGGCATTCCAGGATGGGGTAAATATCCGGATCATGATCAATTTGGAATTTCTTCAAGTTTTCATAATCTATATCCCTCAAAGAATTAATGGCTTTAGCGATTGCCGTAGAGCTATCAATCCCGTCGAAGGCGAATAGATCTTCAAAAACGTCGAAGAAATCTTTGTTGTAAACTTTGCCGTTGATTACGACACGAACATTCTCTGGTAACTCGAATGCTTGAATTTTACCACAGGGACCCGGTCCCTCTTTAATGATGGTGTCCATAATGACCTCCTAATGAAAAAACCCCCAAGCCTTGTTCCGGTTACGAGAACCGTCCGCTCCTTACGGAAGCGGAAGACTTGAGGGTTTCCCCTATTTAGAAGATGTGTAAACAATTTTACTCGTATTAGAACACGACAAATATACATCTTCCATTGAGAAAGTCAATACCCTTTTATTGGAGGGTTATTTTGATTGCTCAGTTCCGTGCCAAACTGGATAAGGAGTGGATTCTTCTGTTTTAGGCAGTGGTTTCTGCTTTTCGAAGAAAATACCTATATGGAGTCCTGCAGTGACAGTTAATGTACTTGTATTAAATCCAAGTTGCATTCCCACTCTACCCTGTCGAGAACCGGGATAATAAATCATTCCAATATCTGCACCCGGATGATTTTCGACTGAACCATCTAAAAGTCTTTTTACGCCCCAACTAAATCCGGCATAAATGAATGTTCCCGGTGCTGTTTCAAATGTTAATCCACCGCATTTTATATCCCACTGAATTTTACTTGTATCAGGATTAAATTGGTGAAAACCAGTTAAATTACCATAAAGTCCAACCACACTAATACATTTATGAAGATACAATCCCACACCAATAAATTCAACTCCAATTTGTGATTGATAGGACATACCAAGCGCAAATCCATCATAAATTTTAGATTTTGATGTATCAGCCGATTGAGAGAATAACCTCATCCCAGAGGTTACAATGAGAATTACGAGTAGAATCTTTTTCATGATGTATAGTTTAAAGTTTCCCCAAATATAAAAAATCCCCCGGAATCGCCATACCGAATAAAAGATGTTAGCTGTTCAAAAATAACAGTAAAATACTTGCTTTGTGTATTACAATGTATTACATTTACTTCATCAAACAATAACACTTAAACCCAAGGCCATGAAAAAAATAACAATCAACAATGTAACCTACACGATCAATCCTGCTGGATATGGTCAGTACACGATTAGCAACGGGAAACAATCACTTCACTCAACCGATAGCATGATGGTTGATGCCATAATGGATGAAGAGGATTCAGGGTATGATGCCGCATGTAAGAAGTTGGAGAACCTTTTTTTTGAAGAAAAATGAAGCCGGCACCATTCTCAATACGTATCCCTGAGGTATTAATGGATAAGCTGAAGGGGGAAGCCGCTGAAGAGGGGCGAACGGTAGGGAACCTTATAATCCATATTCTTGAGAAAGAGTTAAAGAAAAAGCCGGTCATTTAACCGGCTTTTTCTTTTTTTCAATTACGAGACTAAAATACCTTTAACCGCCACAGCAACACGGCAATCCCGATAACCGTTGCTAAAATCATTAGTAAAATACCCCAGGTAGGGATCCCTGGGTGAATTATTTCCTTGTTTTTAGACATGGTATTATCATCGGTAGTTGCCTTTGACTTCTTGTCCGCATCCGCCGTGGTATTTTGTTTCTGAGTACCCGTCTGATCAACGTTCTTATGTTCAGTCGTGGTCTGATTAATATTGACATGATTATCCGAAGGCTTTTCGATAGCGATACCATGTACCGTACCAGAGCTATCCAGGTAAATATCCAGGATCATATTTCCAGACTCTGACCGATGGTACCGGCCGGTGATCAGGTCGGATCCCTGAAAGCTCGATCCGATATTTCCTCCCGGATCATGGATAATCGTATCACCCTTGCGGGTGGTCGTTATATCCGAAGTAGAATGAGTGTCCGTTTTTGTTTCCGTAGACCCAGTGGCATGTGAATGATCTTCTGTGTTCAGACTCATTTTTGTTTCCTGTGAAGCTGAGTTGACCGTTCTGGTCGTACTGCAGGAGACAAATAGAAAGAAAGAGATCAGAAAAAACAAGATCATGATAGGAAATCCGCATCCGATTGTTACAGTGGTGCTATCATAGATCTCCCGATCCTGAGGTGGATCCGGTGGATTCGGGATCCTGATATTAGATTTATCATTCATGGCGGTCAGTATTTATAAACCGATTTAGCATCCCCCACACGGAGTGCCTTGATCACCAGGCCGGTCACATTCTTATTCACTACCTCAATAGTCTGCTGGCTGAACTTATAATTCTGATGCATATCGATGATCCCCCTAAGTTGGTCTGCTGGCATATTCATAAGTTCCTGCACAAACGCCACATCATCCTTTGTTATAACTTTTCCTCTTCCGGATCGAGTCAGCGCTGCCAGTACCAGTGGATCTGTCGGCTGAGATAGTTTGCCGGAAACGATATCCTGCATTATCCGAACATCTATAGAGTCAGGTTTTGACCAGGTTAACGTCTGAGAGTTCTCGTAAGGAAGAAACAAGTAGGTTGAAGGCAAGAGTTTGTTCATCTGGTAGAACCCGACAGATGAAGCATCATCACCTGCAGCAGTTTTGAAATCTGCATTCTTATCCAGGGCCTGAACGTAAGTTTTCGGAACCGGTTTGTTCGTCCCGAAATAATAAACATAACCGCTCACAGAGTATTGAGCAGTAGCGGCGACCGATATGGCCGCCAGGCAGAGCATTAAGATCAACTTTTTCATGTTTTTTGATTTTAAGGATTTGACATTTATTTGAAAGGGACCTCGAGAAGAATACTCATCCCAGTCCAACGGAAATCAACGTGCAACCATCCGGGGGTATCCTCTTCGATGGTGGTGACGCCGAAGCGATCATGCAGCGCCTGAAAGTTCTCGCGGATGATACCTCGCAGAGTTTCTGCATCAAAGCCCTCAGCTTTGCAGTCTATAGCATTCATGAATTTATGCTGAGAGAGCTTGGCGCCCTCCAGACAATCCGGAAGCCGGAAACCTGAGTTCTTATAATGGCCTCCTTTATGCCAGTCGTTTACAACGACGTGAACATTCAGATAGTCAGAAAGCCATTCCAGGAATTCAACGACGTTCGTACGCCCGAAGCGTATTGATTTTTCGCCGAAGGCGGCCCAGATCTCTGGGGGTACAAGTTCCCGGACATCGTAATTTTTGCTGATCATCATGATTTTGTCTCCTTTTCATCATCAACACCATCCATTACTTCATTGATGGTTTCAGTGGATTTCTTTTTGAATATCTTCAGTATTCTCATGAATACCGGCTCATTGGTAATCTTCGTTATATTCTCAAAGATTGATTTGAGCTCAACAAAGCAGATGAAACCTCCAATTACACTGGATAAGTTCGTCCAGCAGAGATGGAATGTAACTTCCATACGGTAGCTGGCCAGCATGGCGACGGTGTACCAGATGAATTTGTAAACGGCCTTCCGGAGCTTCCGGCTCTCAATTGGGATCCCGCTCTTCCTTGCAGCCCAGACCCCGGAGACAGTATCTGCGAATAGAAACATGACCATTGTATGCGCAATTGGAGCAATAGGAGTGAAGTAGGCAACAAAGGCAATGCCTATTTTAGCAAGTATCCCAGATGTCTCCAGGTAAGTAATCCATCTTGTCATCATTTTTTGCCGACGAGTTTATAAGTGAGTTCAAAAGAGATTCCGAAGAATACTGACATGATCAGGTAGTCTGCCCACCAGGATACTATCGGATGGCAAAATGAATAAATGATCGGCACGGCAAAGAAGGTCCGCAGGAAGATGAATTGAGCGAAGTGCCATAGATCAGTTGTGAATACCAGAATCGTTGTTGAAAGAAAGAACTTTTCACCCTTTTTAGGATCGTTGCCCTTATACTTATTCATCCAGGAGACGGCAGGATCCACCCACCGGTTGCCTTCCAGCTTCCAAAATATCGTATTACAGATGCATGAATGGATTTGATCCATGACGGCCTTTGAAGCTGCTGAAATCAGCAGGCAAAGCCCGATTACGATGTACACTATGATGCTATTCATTGAAAATTCCTTTTGTGTCCAGTCCGAAGGCGAGGGACCAGCCGTTACAACCAAGATAATTGTACTCGGGATCTGTGTGCATCCCGTTAAGAATAAGCCGGCGCATAAGCCGGGTATTGGCGTCCTGGTGATCGAAGTCACCGGCCATGTCCCACATTTTCTGCTTGACAGCATTCATGACCCCCTGGGTGATCTCCCGGTCCTCAAATAATTGCTCCGGAGAAAGATCTCCGTCCGTTGTTTTGCGAAGAATAAAGATCACGCAGGGAGCCACCTCAGTAAGGTTGTCAATATTGGCGGCCTTAGTATCAGAAGAAGGGATGAGCGCCAGAAGCAGGATGTCATTGGTTGTGACCTCAGCGATGTACTTGGTCAACTCCTTCTCCGTCGCAAACAGATAAACGGTATTAACCTGGGGAACCAGCGTCTTCATGTGTTCCCAGAATGTTCGGTATGTTCTAACTGGCACCATTGTTCTTTGTTTTTTCGTTCATTTGTTTCATCTGCATCACCACCTGGTAAAGTCTGAGCAGGATATCGTACAGTCCCTGGTTATCGGTCTCCATTAATGAGCCGAAAACCTTAGATTCTGAAAGGGTGCAAAGGATGCCATACAAGCCGGTACCCGGATCCGATGAAGATCCTTCTGATTTCTCGTACAAAACAGACAGACGGATTGGGATCCCGTCGATAGTTGGTGTGCCGGTGGCAAGAAACTGCTCACATCCTGAAAAGAACAGATAAATGCCATATCTGATGGGAAGTGGCATTTTTGCGATCTTTTTCGTCCTTTTTTCGAGGAAAAGCGGGTTAGATTTGGAAGAAAACGTGATTTTTTCTCGTCCATCAAACCATGGAAGGCGCTTGATCAGCCATAGGAACTTCTTTTTCGGGCGGTAAAGTATCGCAATAAGGTGATTCAGGTCGTCATCCGATCCGGAATTCTGGTATGCATTGAAGTAATTATGGGCCTGCCGGTATTCGCAGAAGGTGATATCGGTCAGTGCATCCGCCGGGCCGTAGTATTTCCCGCATATTTTGGGGATGAAATTCCGTATAAAATCGAGTTTAAAGACAGATACAGGCTGATTATTCCTTATTTCAGTGGTAAAGAAGCCATCCATGAGATTAGAAAGGCGGGTTAGTTCGCTCATGGCATCAAGTTTATCCTGTTCAGGCATCCGATGCCATGCCCATCCCAGTTTGAGATCTAAAAAACGTGCAGTCATCCGGATCTTGAATTCCGGAAGGGTGATATCGCCGGCAGTACAACTGAGAAGCTGTTCGACAAAGAAGACGAACTGTTTTTCATTCAACTCATCGATTTGTGAAGGAAATTCGATGGTGATGTTTCTCTCCGGGATATCCAGCCTGTTCATAAGCGTATGAATTTTTCATCAGGTTTCATACGCTCTGTTGAATCCTCTCCGGCATAGATCAGGCCGGCCTTTTGCAGATCCAATTTGCGTAGATGCTCCTGCAGCACCCGGAATTGTGCAGCGCCATCTTTCTCCAGGTAAGATGAAACCTCATTGCGGTCTACCTTGGTGGTTGAAGACTTACTCTTGATCACGTTCGACACCAGAGGGGTAAAGATGCCATCGGGCAGTACTTCCACAGAAAGACGGCGTATGGCCATGCTCAGCGCAAGGAGCGCGAGGGACTGGCTGGCAATGGATACAATAAGCTCGTTTTCAATTGTCAGATCACCATCTTTAATCTGATCAAGGATCTCGTCAAACTTTGCCTTCAAAAATGCGCTGCGGATCATGTTGTCTTGGACGTAGCGGATAAACGGGACCAATCCAAGGAAGGTCCTGCGGGATTTGATCACGAAAACCTTATCGAACTCAGAAACCTTATTAATGAGCAGATCCTTCGTGGCCTCGTACTCCTTTGAGGTCCCCCAGGGAATCAGCGGTTCGTCCGAATTGTCCTCCCATGAAGAATTATCTTTCCATGATTCATTGTCAGCCCAGGAGTTAGGGGCCATCAGATCTATCTTCTCGTCAAGGAATTTTAAAAGGAGATCGATTCCACGGTTTTCAAGCTCAACCAGGTTCAGATTGTCTTTTTCGGTCTGCCATTCAAAGGCAGGTTTTTCCTCTTCTGTAACGATGATCTTCCGGCCTTTATCCGTATGCTGGACATCCAGTGAGGGAACATAATTACGATAGGCGTTCATGGCCACAGGGAACTGGATCAGGCGGACGAGCTCGTCGAGAATACGGTAAGCCGGGTGAGTATTCTGCGATTCTGCCTTATAATGTTCGCTGTTATAATGGTCGAGCGCGGTTTTAAAAACATCTTTCCCGATGATATCCTGGATTCCTTCTTCGGAAAACCCGATATAGGTTGTAAGGTTCTCGAACCTGATGGATTTATAAATGAATCCAATGAGATCCTTTAATTCGGTTGACCCGTTGCTGTTTTTATTGAATATCATCTTCTTGATTTTTTACATTATTGAACCGGTACAGATTTGGGAGGGATCCCGGTATCTGCTTGTTTTACCCGGTCATTGGGATTCGTGGCCTCTTCTGTAAGTACCGCGTTGTGATAAAATCCAAGGTAAAGATCTGTGCCGGGGAAATTGGCACGAATGGCAGCATTGATAGCCTTCATGATGATCAGTTCCGGGATATCAATGGAAGTCATCAGGTAAAGTTTGAATGCATAGAGCTGCTCAGAGCCGCTGGGCAGGTTCCCGTCTTTAGAAAGATTGGACAGGGCAGGATGTAACCCGATGCCGGCAGATACTTGGAAAGATGCTTCGCGGGCAATCCCGATCTGTGCATCGATGAAATCTTTCACTTTCTGGTCCAGTACGGTAATCTTCCATCCGGTGAGGTCCCCATTGCGGCTTATCTCCGAGAAAAACGATTCGGTGGTAATGATTTTGCCAACTTTTTCAATTCCACTGAGACCGGCCGTTATTCTTTCAAAGACCTTGTCTTTAAAATCTTCGAATACTTTTTCAGTATACGGTTTGCCTTCCTCAATACATTTTTGCTCAAGTTTAAGTTTCTCCGATGCCCAGTATTCCTGAGGCGATTCGATATGATACTTTATCGCCGCTGAATTTGCATTGAAGTTTGAAAGCAATTTGGGAATGGAGCTGGCCAGCTTGATCCAGTTCAATGCCCCATGGAATGGAGCCCGGGAATACTCATGATCGAGAGAGAAGTTATACAGGTTACTATAACTCATTGCTACCGGGTAGGCAAACGGATCCGAAGGATCATACACCGGGTAGGCCCGTAATCCATACTTCCATGGTTGCCGGTAATCTCCTACAATGATATTGTGGACTACATAATTGGGATCCGGCCATTCCAGGCGGGCAAACGTATTGGAAACGTGTTCCAGGTTCACGATCATCGGGGCGGCACCAACCCGCACACCGCGATTTCGATAAAACTTCGTAAAATGACCGTTGATTGTGGTATAATCCGTGGTTGCACGGAGTAAATATTCTTTGTAATCCCAGCTATCTAGCCATGCCTGAATCTTGGAGTCGGTAACGAATTCCTTAAATCTCTTTCCGTCCTGGAATCTTATTTTGTAAAGTTCAGGCCCTTGACCCCAGATCAGACCGAAATCCTTCTTCAGTCCCTGAGGCAGGAAGTTATCCTCATCAATAATCATCCGGATCTCTTCCGGATAATTATTTTCCATTCCCATGGGAACAATACGGAAGTCTCCAATGATCGTGGGCAGTAATGCCCTTGAATGGGTGTAGAAAGGAAGGACAGAAGGGCTTGCAAACTGCTGTGAACCGGCCACGCTGAAGGCATAAACACCAACAGGACTGAATCCGAAGGCGACATTCCCTTCTCTGATGACCTTTACATCTGACGGTTTTTGATCTTTATTTTTCATTTCATCCTAGTTGAGAATGACCTTTTTGTCATTAAAGAAAAGTATGAGCATTTGCCAGCACGTGCGGGGCTTGTCTAGTACGTCATCGATATAGAACAACTTGAAATCGCTGTTTAAAACGTCATCTCCTTTCGCCTGAGGTCTCAGATGCGCCTTATTCACGGCCCTTATGCCGTTGGTCGTCTGCGTATCCCGGTTGTAGGTTGAATGGACGAACGAAAAGAACTTTCCTTCGGAGGTAAGTTTCCTCATTTGACGGATTGCTTCATATAGGTCGATGGTTTCCTGATCGGGCATAAGCAAACATACTTTGACCAGGAAATTTTTTAAAGGACAAGGAATTGCCGGCTACGAACATAAAAAAAGGAGTTCCGTTTTTTTACGGAACTCCCGAACTAAGCAAAGACAGCTAGAAATTTATCTTTTTCTCAACCTCAGCGATACTTGCATCAAATGATCCTTTAAGGAACTCAATGACTTTCTTGATCCCGGGAGTGAAATTGGTAGAAAACACATTCCCGTCTGAGTCATTCAATCTCATGGTGCAATTGAAATCATTGGAGGAGATCTGGAAGCGGTCGAGTTCAGAGCGGGTGGCAACCAATTTTTCGCGTTTACCAACCACCAGCTGCAGGTTCTCAATTTTCATGATCTTCTCCTGGAGAGTCATTTCCTTCCTGGGCTCCGAAAGCAGTGCAACGGGAACAACAATCTTCTTTTCTTCGACAGATGGATTAGAGAGGATTGTGTTTGCCGTATCGGCAATCTTTTTTACATCCGAAGATGCAGCCTTCCCGTTTGTCGGCTGCTGTACAGGTGATGTAATCTTTGTCATAATGTTTTGCTCCTGCCCTGGAGACTTATGTCGGCATCTGGCCCGCCTGGTTAAAATTTATGCCATCATCCACAGCCGGAATGAAAATTCTGGCACAAACGTTCAGGTCACAATTCCCGGTCCCGGGAATTTGAATGAACCCAACGGGCAACGGATCCTGCAGGAGGTTGCATTTAGTGACATGATATTTTCATGAGGCTAACTTTGCCTTAAATTTTGAGTAGTGATAGGCCAAATAAAAAAAGACCGTCCCGAAGGGCGGTCTTTCTCAGACATTCTATTTGGGATCAGAATGGAAAATCCTCGGATGATACCTTCTTTGATACTTTCTTTGAAGCAGATCCTTTCTTTTTCGGATTTTCACTTTTCGATACCTGGTCATTCTCTTTAGATTCTTCAAGGCGGTTTACATAAGCAGTATAGTTATGTCCGAATTGGTCCGGGCTCTTGAGCTTCGCAATTTCAATTGAGATGTAGTCTTCCCCTTTGTATTTGTGAGAGAACTTCACGAGATCTTCAACTTTAAAATTGATCTTAATGATTTCAAGTCCTTCAACTTTCTTTCCTTTTCCGATGTAGTTTTTTACAAATTTTTTCATGGCTGTGATTTTTAAGTGAAATTTATATGCAAGTGTAATTAAGACCATGTAAGGGCACTCAAGAAGGAACTGGAATACCGAATACATGCAGGATATGCCGGGAAAATTCTTGAATGAGTATCACTTTTACCCAGGAATGGGATAATAGCTTAGCATAGGAATTGCACAAAAATTACTGCCATTAAATTTTAAAGCTGCATCAGGATCAAGTAACACGAAGGCAATAAGTTCAATTTGAAGGTGCTCAAATGTTTCACAAATGGAAGCCATTTACAAGTGTAATTAGCTGAAATAATGACTTTACAATTTTTTAAAAAGAAAAAGCTGCTGTGGGTTACACAGCAGCTTAAAGAATCAGAATTACCGGGTAGCAATGGGTTAAATCGCCCCTTCATCTGCAAATGAATAGTATCGGTCATCTCCGATGATCAGATGATCCAGTACTGATATGTCGAGAAGAATTCCCGAATCCTTGAGCTTTTTCGTGATCTTGATATCCGCTTCACTGGGCTGAAGGTTTCCGCTTGGATGATTGTGCCCGAGAATAATACTGGAGGCGTGAAAATCGAGTGATATCTTAAAGATCTTCTTTGGATCTACGACCGTTCCGGAGATACCGCCTTCAGATATCTTTATTTTGCGGATCACTTTGTTTGCCTTGTTAAGGATCAGCATCCAGAATTCTTCATATGGTAGATCCCCCAGTACTGCATGAAGAATATCGTAGGCATCCCTGGATGTTGAAATCTTTGCCTTGGCGAATACCTCACTTTCAGAGCGTCTGCGCCCCAGCTCCATCATGGCAAGGATCTGAACAGCCTTCCCTTTGCCAATGCCTTCTATCTGCCGCAGGTCTGTGAAGGAGCGACGCCAGAGATCAGATAGGTTATTTGCCGATGATGCCAGTACCTTTTTAGCGATATCAAGTGAGTTATTCCCCTGGATTCCGGACCCTATGATCAGGCTCAGGAGCTCAGCATCTGAAAGGCTTGCTTTGCCCTTGAGTAGTAATTTTTCAGATGGGAGATCATCTTCTGACCAGGATCTCATCGGGATGGTGTTCGAATAAGTAGTTTTCATAATCTGATAGTTTTAATCAGCTGTGTGGCCGATGGTGAGTAAATGAAATTTACCAGTACCAGCATGCCTCGGAGAAAATTTTAAGCAAGTGATCAGGTCATAATTCGCGGCAGTGAATTTGAATGATCCTGAAAGGTGACAATGCCTTTAGGCGGTCACGCTTAGCGAAAAATATTTTCCCATGGCATAACTTTGTAAATTCTCATCGCTCTCCATGGCCCTGGATTTGCCAACGCATTTAAACTTGCGAGCAGGACGAGCATAAAAAAAACGGCAGTCTATGACTGCCGCCGTACTTCTTACTTTTTAATTTCTTCGGCCAACTGGCCTTTGAACTCATCAAGTTCAAATTGGAACTTCAGAGGATCAGAGTTCATGATCTCTTCAGAATAGCCTGGATAATAGATTTCATCTAATTCAGCAGCGAGAATGTCAACTAAGTTCTGTTCTTTAGTGTTTGTAGTGGCTTTCATAAGGTTGAGTTTTGTGCAGCGTGGCCGCGATTGAACAAGAAATTTTAATTGCGAAGCAACACACCGGGGAAACTGAATAAAGTCAAGGGTGTAGGTCTATTCCGATAGCAATCGGACTGAATACACTGAAAGCGATATGATCCTTCAGGAGATCGCCCTTTACTATTTCAAAAGGAGCGAAGCGACGAGGGGTTTCCCTACGGTAGCTTTGTTATAAATTTCGAGTAATAGTGTGGGTGGGATGAGCTGTATTCTTTTTCGCTTCCTCTTTCTTTGCAGGCAATAATCAAAGAAAAAGGAAGTCAAATATTCAACTTTGTGTTGAGAACGGGCAACTTTGCCCCTTTTTTTTAAACACAAAAACCGTAAATATCTGGAATTTCGATTTTTGCGAAAATTTCGATTCATTTTTAAAAACAAATCTCACGATTCTACACGACCCGCTCAGCCGCGCCGGCGCACGTGCACCCCTCGCCGCCGGTGGACATATGAGTGAATCCCACACGGGGCGGGCAATGCGCAAAAAAAATCCCACCAGATGGCAGGATCCTTCACTTAGGCGAACTATCTCAAACTTATCGAGGAAAAGGTTAGACTTTGCTTTTGCTTAGCAATAGACAACCACTTGGGTCTACACATGAGATACTTGAATGCATCCGTATAGTTGGTTGACTCATAAGCCAGACGAGAGGGTGGAAGTTTGTCTCCCTTCTTGACCTTTTGTATTTGACCCTTTGAACCCTTGGTTACAGGCGTTATCTCGAGTTGGCTCTTAAGTTCCTTGCATTCGAACTTATCAATTGCAACATGAGGCAGGCGCTTATCCTTCTCCCCCAGGATAACATTCATCAGGTTGAACTCTTCAGCGTGGGTGATATCACCCTGACCAACGTTCATAAGATTTACCATCCACCCTGTTCGTTTGCCTGCCTTATCATACTCAATGTCATGCTTCAGTTGCGATGCGAAGTCCTTACCAACCTTACGATACTGATTGGTGGATCGGTCATGATACAGGGTTAGGATCTTCTTCTTATGGGGTGCAAAGAATGTGATGAACTTATCACCTAACTCCCTTATCCACTCAGGACTGATCGTATGCATGCCTTTCAAGATGCGCATCGTATTGCCCTGTTCCTGACCAATGACCAGGCTCATCATGTTCCCCGCATCAAATCCACCCTCCAGTGGCTGGTCCTTCTGGATATACTTCAACCCTTCAGATGTCTGGCTTACACTATCTCTAATTCCAAAGTGGTCATAGTAGTCATAGTTGTACCCATCTTCATAGAAGTGTCGATCACCCAGCTCGGCATAGAAGCGCATACCCTTCTCCAGGGATTTACGGATTGATAGCACGGCAGTTTTGAATTCCTCGAAGGTGAGTGTTGCCAGCAGGTTCTCAAAATATTTAAGGGTAAGGATATCGGCATTTGCGAATGAGCTGACCACATAGAAGAAGGTACTGTTATAGCGAACCTTCTTGAGTTTTTCCATCCATCTGGATTGCTTATTCTTAACCAGGGCAATTTTTTTTTGATTCCCTTCCTGCTCTGCCTCATATAATTCCCAGTTAATTTCATTGACAACAATGGCTGCCTGAAGGATCATGTGAATCTGTTCCTTGTCCATATTCTTAGCCATACGCAACATCCAGTCATCTTCTCCCACGCTGGGATCTGCCATATCTGAGCAGAAAGTCTGCCCCATGAAATAGTGTGAATGGCCATAGAGCGCATAGTCACCCCTGAGGGTGGGGAATAACTTTCGAAGTTTCTGTTCCTGCAGATACTTCGCCTCGTCGCCAAAATGATGCACAACAGAGATCCCGGCATTGGAGCTTGGCCGGTCCAATGATGTCAGGAAGAATTTACAACCATTGAAGGTTGAAATGGTATGTTTGAAAGAAAATGTCTTAATGTATGGTTTTGCGTACCAATCAGGGGGCGGTTCATCCACAACAAAATGATACTTCTCAAAAAACTCCTGCCGGTTCTCCCATCCCAGCAGAATGGCCGGGATAATATTCGTCATAAGGTTGACGTAGGTGTCTGAAACGAACGCAAAGCTGGCCCTGGGCATGTCATAGATCACATCGATGGTCCTCTTTGCAAGAATATCGGTACTTTTTGCGGTTCCACGGCCACCAATCAGGTAAAGATTGGCCGGTTTGATCAGGTCAATCAGCGTAGCAATCCAATTTGAATATCTCAAGTCGGCATCTTCAGCCGTTAGTTTAATTTTCTTCATGGTCCAGCAGTTCAAAGGTTACATCTTCAATCATGGCATCCTGTTTTGCCTTCCTTTTTTCGATAGATGTTATAGGAAGATTCTCGATCCAGCCTGACAGAACATTCCGACTTATCGGCTCGATACCTAAATCTTGTAATTTGATTGTATAAAGTATCGGTTTACGCTCAAGTAATTCCGGCGGGATCTGGAACGGCTTATCTTTTCCAACACCGCGCATCTCAGCAGCATCCTTGAGACAGCGTCTGGCCTCTTCCATCAAACCCATTTCCAGGGCAATGAGCGACATGTTATCCAATTTATCCGCATAGAAGTTTGCCCAGGCAAGCGGCTTTACCTCATTATCCAGGTTAAAGAAATTGATACTCTCATAATAGAGGTTTGTGATCACGTATTTGGAGAGCTGTGGCCATTTTAAAGCCACCATGTTGATGACCTGGGTTTTTGATTTAAATTTTCCAATTACACAACGGATATAATCGATCTGTTCAAAGTACTGAACAAGCTTTTCTGGAAGGTTTCGGGTTTCTCCTTTCTCAACCAAGGCCTGAATTGATTCATACTCCTTGCGTTCTTTATCGAAGAGCAGCTGCCTTTTGAAATTCTCCAGTTTCTTAGCTTTGGCGTCCTTTTTCCACTGTTCAATGGATGTAAGGTTTCCATCCTTAGCCCGGTCCATATTGGCCATATCGATTTGTGCCTGGTTAACCAGCCGGCCCCGGTTATAATGATATCTGACCTCGGAATCTTCCAGGTTATATTCCCGTTCGAGTTCATCCGGATCCACATCCAGGTACATGGCAATCTCCTCTATCGAGTAATTGATACCCGCTAGTTTGGATATTTCGTCTAATTGTTCAGCTTTTAGTAACATTGAGTATTTCATTTTTGCGGAATTCAAAAACAGTCTTTGAATTCAGATAAATATATTGTTCATGTTGTGCGTTCTCACCCCAGTTGCCGGATCCTTCAGCACAGAAATAATTACTTCCGGTGCGGATCAATGTAATTTTGGAATGATTCCAGCAATATGTGACGCGAACCGGGTAGTTCTTAACCAGGGCAGAGAGGTGATCATTAACTTTTGGCAACCGGCTTCGGATCGAGTCACTGATAAAAATCTCTACTGAACCAATTTTTTTAAGATCAACCAGGCGGATCAGCGCATCGATGATCCGGATGTTGATGGAATAGGTCGAAAGAATCAGCTCATCAATATATCCGCATTCATGGATGATATAGGGAATGAATGTGAAAGCGTTAAAGCTTTTTACAGTCCACAGGAAGTAGATCTCTCCATCCCTGGGGAATCTGCCGCCCAAATTCTTGATGCTTTCGACCTTCTCAACATGGACCTGAAGAAACTTTTCTACATGGATGCCTGATTGTTGAACCGGTCCCTTTCCCTTGATCTCAGAACTAATATGGTTTATATCAAAGAACTTATGATGATCCACTAAATATTGAGTAAACGGTTTACTTCAAGTAATTCTGTCTCCATTTTTTCAATCCGCTCGATTCGGGCGGCAGCCTCCTTGGAATGAGGGTCCCTTTTAAGGGCAGACCGGTTGCGTACCAGGTTGTTTTCCAACCGGATCTTGAGCTGGACCAATTCTCCGGTTTTCAAGCCGCGAATGAACTCATTACGCTGTAAGGATTCGAAAATGGGATGTTTGCCAAGCAGGGATCCGTTGATTTTGTAGAAATTCAGTTCATCCCAGATCCTGCGGTTCTCCAGATAGTTTTCGACGATAGTTTTTGACGTCTGAAATAGTTCCGGTTGTGTGGAGCACGAAAATAACCACACATGAGCGCTCTGGTAAGCCTCATGTGCGGTCAACATATCTGCCACAAGGATCTTCAGCTCTGGAGGGCAGGTTTTCTCCCTTAGGAAAGGGAATTCATCCCTGATCCTGAAGGCAGGTACAGAACTGACGGCTATTTTTTTGGGGAATCCCCGATGCCACCTTTTGGTTTTGTTTCTTTCGCCGGTTTTGAATCCTTCTTGATGGAAGGTTTCGCTTCTTTCTTGGCGGCTGGCTTTGCATCCTTCTTAACTGCCGGTTTTCTGGCTTTCTTTAAGTCAACCGGTGCCTTGATTTCGTTGACAGCCATTGACTTTGTTTCGGGAACAACCTGGTTTGAAATCATGGTACTGAAAATTTGCGGATGGATGCCGGCCATTGCGCGTAACTCTTCAAAGAGGACTCCTTTGAGGAATTCATTTTCATTTTCCACATTCAATCTCTTTTTAAGGGAAATTTTATTCCCATGCTCATGATAGAGCTTTACGGCAGATTTGAATGTCCGGTCGTGTCGAAAAAAATTTATGATCGTGTTTTTCATTGCAATGAATTTAGTAGTGATTAATCAAGTTCAAACATATCAAGATGCTCAGACCTGGTAAAGGACAAAAAGCCCGGCAACATGGCCGGGCTTTTCATATCCTGCTGGAAACTGGACTTATTTCCTGCTTTGTTCGTAGTACGTCAACGTATTGTTTGCAATCGGGTAAGCCCTGAGTGTGATCTCAGATCCTTCCAACGCAACCCAGTTAATCCCATGTTCAAGGATGATTTCACCTTCATCCGTACTGATGTCAGGAGGATGGGCGCCACCGCTACCTACAAGGGTGTATACACCACCTTCGACACCGCCTGTAAGACCCATGATTCTGCATCCAGCAACTCCAGAGGTTAACTGATAACGTCCTTCACCAGCTGCTACATTAATCGTTTCCATAGCTGCCGGCACTGTAGCAATCGGAGCATCGAACGTGAATGTTCCCTGGTAATCGGCTACGTCTGGGCCTTTCTGAATTGACTTGAAGGTGAACGTGGTATTGTTCTTGTCCTTATCGTCTTCGGCTTTAAAGACCATTTGTAAGGGCGCGCAGGGTGTTCCATAGAGATTCTTCCGCTGCGTTCCACATTTTTCAATGATGATCCCGATGTTTTTGTTCATCCAATTTGCACGGAATTCCCTGATTTCAACCGAATCTCCAGGGTGCGAACCTTCAACAGTCTGGGTGATACCCTTGGCATCAGGATCGCCTTCACTGTCAGCTCCGGCCTTGATCGTGCTCTGGGTTACATAAAGTTTAGTCTGGTAGGTATTGGGCTTGAAAACAATGTTTCCGGTGATCACAATACCTTTGCTATCCCTTTGCGGCATAGTCAATACATCATCCCAATCAAAGATGATGAGTTTATCTTTCTTGTCCCCGCCAACGCCTTTATTGTCGCCCGGCTTGAGAACATCAACTTTCGTATACATTTCGCTGTTTTTTTATGGTTAAGACTTAAGAATTAAAGAAGGAGCGGCCATACTGGCCGCCCCATTCGATGGATCCTATCCGCGATCAATTTCCCAAAGTTTATCGTCCACCCTGCTCTTCTGGAGCTTGATGAATGTACCTGCGGCGAGAGTCATTGCTGCCGTGAGAGAGAAGTTCCCCGCATTTGCAATGGTGCTGGAGTGATTGCCACTGCCACCCATGATCACGTACTCAGTGTCATAGATTGCATTGTCAAGGGCTGTGATGGCACATGCTGCAGTGTTAGAGCTGGTGATGAACTTCGTTCCCTTAGAAACGTCCGGAGTGGTATCGCCATCGGCGATCACAATGGCATCTGTTTCTTCAGTGATACGCTCCAGTTCGATCCATTTACCATCGGAACGCTTCTTGATCACAAGAACATTCCCCGGTTCCGGAGTCCATGCAGCCGAGAGCAGCGAAAACTTGTTTGCCTTGGCAATGGTGATCGGGTTGGCGCCCGGTCCACATTTAACACGGATTGTCTGGCCCGTCACAGCATCATCGAAATCGGTGATAGCTGTAGCCTGACTGTTCTCAACAGAGATCAGGGATGTATGGTTCGCAATGGAAGGAGATGTGTCGTTAGTATCCATCGGGAGATAGAAACCTGCCGGCAGATCGACGTCGTTGGTCCAGATCATCTGGGTACTGTAATCATCCGGCATGTCAGCAGCGCTGGCATATTTCTTACCGACCAGGTAAGCCCATACTGATTCTTTCCAGTTTGACCAGACTTTCAATCCCCAGTCTTCCTGCTGGAATGAGAAATTCAGCATTTCATTCGGCTGATCCTCGAAGGTGTGAATGTTTCCTTTGATCGACCAAACCAATCTTTTCGAAACGCCCATGTTCGGGACAACCTCGATGGAGACAGAATCGTAATTCTTGACGGTCATCTGTCCAGGCTTGTAAGTCGGCATAATACCGGTGAGGATTTCGAGGTTCTTATGGTACGCTGTCAATGCAGCCGGTGCCATGTAAAGAACAACTCTCCCACTATCACGGATAGCAGCAGGAATCATGGATGTACCAAGTTCAATATTGCTCACAATATTGGATTCGGTCCATTCTCCCAGGGTAAATGGCTTGATTTTGAAAGCTGCAATCTGGTTTGCAATGAACTTGCGGAAACCATTTGAAGCGCCCATTGCCGTTCCAGAAACATTCTGAATCGGATTTTTGCGGATACCGTTGATCCAGCGCATTTCCTGTTCGTTTTTCAGCTGCCGGCCGACTTCAACCATGATGAATTCGATAAACGACCATTTCATGGTGGATGAACCTTCCTTGTTCAGGTACCCGATCCACTGTTTCTCAAGTTTCTTGAGATCTGTGAACTTGTGCGCGAACATCACATCGAACATGGTAATGATCTCGGCTTCGAACTTGAAACTGCCCTTTACCACATTACCGAAGGTAGATGAGGTGTTATCTGCCTGGGAGAATTCCGTGAGGAACATGTTGACCAGTGCGGTTTGATCCTGAACACCGCTTTCAGTCGGGAAGACGCTGGTGATTGACGGGAGATCAGTCAGGAAACTCTGTATCCTGTCCTGTTTTCTTGTGCGATAGAAATCGCCAAGATCAGCGCTCAGAGAAGAATAATCAATTGCGGCATTGATGTGCATCGGTGCGGCAATCGACACACCATGACGCGCAGAAATGGCAGCCATGGCGCGCTGGTTATAAGGGTGTGCATCGTCCACAGCAAAGAAAGGCTCAGCTACGGCGAAAAGATGGGTTGCCCCGGATTTTGGAATCCACGGTTTGTCTTTCATGGTTGGGTCATTTAAATTGGAAGGCGGATCGTCTTCCGGTTTTTTCTGTAGCCGTGCAATGATGAGCTTCTGTTCAGTCACCGCGGCCTCTGCTTTTTCTTTGGCTGACTTCTCAGCCGTCAGCAATACATTCAGGCGACCCTGCTCAGCAATGGATGCTGTCAGTTTTTCCTGCATGCTTGCCGTAATGGTATCCACCAGAACCTGTGACTCCGGTGTCTCTTTTTCAGCATCCTTTGCGAAGGCGGCAATGAACTTGGCCTGGATATCATCTCCAAGCCCTGCAGCCTCCAGCTTTGCCTTTTGCTCGTCAGTGAAGCAGATGTTTCCATCCGGGCCCTTTGTGAAGGCCTCAATACTGAGAAGCGCATAGAACATTGCAATTACTCTTTTCATGATTTTTTAAAATTTAGTTGTTAAATATTGGGTTTGACTTGATTTTATTAGCTAGTCCGAGCTCATAAGTGAAATTGACCGCATAATCAATGGTGTTGATCTCATTGATCAGCCCAAGGCTCTTGGCCTGTTCAGCAAAATAGATCGCACCGGTAAAGACTTCAGATCCTTCAGGAATTCCCAGGTTATCCTGAATGGTTTTGTGAAAAATTGCATTGATGAAGTCGAGTTTCGCAACAATGGGTTTGTCGTTGCCCTTAAGAAGCTCACGGATCTCCTCTTCCTTCTTGGTCGATAATGTTGCATAGATCTCATACACGGAGATATTCAGCTTCTCTTTCAAGAAGCCATTGATATCCATGAAGGAGGTCTTTGTACCGATGGATCCTATCGCATCAATAGGGGAGGTGGCGATCCGATAATTTGCTGCGGAAGAAAGCCACATTGCGGCTGATGCAGCCATCTGTGAAATAACAACCACTGTTGGTTTGCTACAATTCTTAATGGCAGAAGCCGCAATATCAAGCTGAGAAACCATGCCCCCGGGAGATGATACCAAAAACAGAATGGCGCAGATCTGCGGGTTAGCATCGGCCTGCTTGATCTGGCCTACCATTCTTTGAGTTTTCCATGATAGGATAGTATCCTGGATCGGGATGACGGCAATTGAGTTTTCAGGAATTGATATGTCGGAAAGGTTATCCTGATCAACCCATTCAGGATCTGCATCACTGCGGAACCCGGAAATTCGCTGAGGTGGTTTTAGGGAGCCGGCCACAACATCCAACTTCTGTCCATTGAGAAAGGATATCAATACCGGTAAATAAGATATCGCTGTATCCTGATGGATTAACCAGTCTGAAGAGAGGAGTTTAAAAATTCGATCCAACATACAATTAATATTGATGGGGCAATATTAATTGTGCGTTGGACCTTTATAAAGGACTTAAAAAGTAGGTATTTAGTAAAAATCAGTCTGAAATTGGAGGTCCTTGCTGTGAAATTTCAAACCACCAGCATGGTTCTGATGACGAGCAGGTGATGATGATGTCGGATCCGGTGACCTTGGATGCGTTCTTAAGCGACTTTTCTATTCTTGCGCCATTATCCGGTGATCCCATGATTTTAAACTGCCCACCAACGGAATGCTGAAGCAGATAAACCGATGGTTTTTTCATTTCCTCCAGGTTCAGGGTATTGGAAGTGTCTTCGCCCGGAAAGAATATCTTTAATGATTGTTCAATACGATCCCCGGCCGGGTCATCCTTGTCCTTTTCCTCAAGTTCGGCAGTTCCCCTGGTGAAATAGATCTCTTTCCAGGGAGTGTTATTCAACGGCACTACTTTTTTGTGAAAAGGATCGGATCCTGGAAGCATCTGAACCATGGATGTCGGAAGGAAGAGAATCCGGCAAACCGGATTAAGGAGATTGGCATTTTTTTGAATACTCATTTCATTTTTAATTTAGTGGTACCATGCGTTACCCGTTGTGACCTACTGTTACCTTGCGTTACCCCGTGTTACAGCATGTTCCTGTACGATAAAATTGGGCGCTGAACCCGATAATTTGTAATAATTACAGATAAGCCTCAATTTTCAACTACAGATTTTTTGCGAAGCTTATGTTTTCTGCGCCTTCTGATGGCTTTGAAGCGTCCAAAGTCTTTCTCCAGAGCGTCCCAGCAATCAAAAGAAAGATTGTGTTTTTCGATATAGATCTCAATGGCCTCTTTCCGATCGAGGCCTTTTAAGATCATGTCGGAAATTTCAGAGCGAAAATCCATGTAAAAGAATTTCCTGATGTGATTTTCGAAAACACGTTGTTTTACTGGTGATAGATAATTGTAAGATCGGGGATCCTTCAGCTCGAAAGATGGAATCTCGATACTCAGGGTATTCTCCTGGTGATCGACGGGGCGGTAATCAAGAGGGGGGAAGTCAAGCAATATCTCCAGGATATTGTTGAAGTGATGACCACGAGGGAACCTGACTGGTGATGACTTGAAATACGATTCCAGAAATCTCACAAGGCGCTGCTCACATTGGATGTTAATAATTTCTCCAGGCATAGGTTAAAGTTAGTTTGGATTAGTACTTATTTAAAGGTCATTCTTCATTCAACTCTTTCATTATATCATTTAATTCTTTTAGGCCCATTTCCCATGCTGGCACCATCCACCACATCAACTTTTGATTAATGGGTTTACCTTTTCTATTGTATTCAATGAGGTTGCCAGTATTAACTGCAATAAGTTTCACATAATGTTTTTTTAATCTGGATCTTGTATCCGGAGTTAATCCAAGAAGGTACCCACGAACTTCAGCTTCTCTCATACAGTTTTATTATTTGGCATCCATTACGTTATTTTATGTATGAATTTTTGAAAAGTCTGTCAGACTTTGATTCATTCTTCTGAATTGGTTTCTCTGAACATCCATTACACATAGGAAACAGTCCACAACTATCCACGGGTACTACCTTGCATTTGCACAGAGTTTTACCAATTTGATTACCAAATACAAATCGATTTTCCTGTTCAAATTTTATTCTCCACTTACACAATGATAAAGTAGCATCAACGGATTTATCATTCATGACGATTAATCGTAAATCGCGAATGAGTTCAAGATTTTGAAGTTTTAATTTTTTATATGAAGATATTTTTCCCATGATCAAGTGAATTTGAATCCTTTATTTTCTTCAACGATAATGGTGGCAAACGGAAAACTTGCTGACGGGACCTGCTCGATCATCTCGATGAGATAACTTGACGAGGTGAAAACGATATGTTTTTCACTTTCAATTGAGATTTGAAGGCAAAGACACATTCCGGATCCCTTCTGTTTGAAACACTTTGATTCTTCTATTTTGAAGTCAAGAATAATAATCTCCTTACCCAGTATCTTCGCCATATTGATCTTTCCTCCAACAAAAACCTTCCGTTTGACTTTAATATTGAATTCGCCGAATCTATTCATCGAGTAGTTTTTTAAGTAGATTTTTACAGTTCGCGTGTTTTGCCCAGCCGTTATATGATGCGATGGAAGCCGGATTCCGGCGACGTGCTATCATGCGGGCAAAGTTTTGTTTGATGCTTTTACGAAGGAGTGTATGAGAATGAAAGAAAACATAACCAACGAAGTCAATCCCACGGGCATCCACCGGGAATACCTGGTAGTTATCCTTTACACACAATTTTAAATTTGTCTCGAGATAATTCCTTATTTCACTCATAAGCTGATGAAGCTCCGGTTTGCCGGCAGCGAGGATTACCATGTCATCGGCATACCTGAAGTAATACTTCACGTTCATTTGCTCCTTGAGCCAGTGATCAAAATAAGTGAGGTAGAAATTTGCGAAATACTGGCTGAGATAGTTGCCGATCGGCAGGCCGTCGGTGGAATCGATAATCTCATCAAGAAGCCAGAGCAGATCCTGATCCTTTATTTTTCTGCGCAGGAGTTCTTTTAACACATTATGATCCACGTTCGGGTAGAACTTACGCACATCAAGTTTAAGGCAGTATGCAGTGCCCTGTTTATCCCGGAGTGCCATTTTAACCGCCCGGACTGCTCCATGGATCCCGCGTCCCTTTATGCAACTGTATGTATCTGCGGTGAAGGTGGAAACGAACAATGGCTCCAGGACGTTCATCACGGCATGATGAGTGATTCTGTCAGGATAATACGGCAGACGAAATATCAGTCGTTCCTTTGGCTCATGGATCGTAAAGGTGGTATACTCAGAGGTCCGGTACGTTTTATTCATGAGTGATTTATGAAGTCGTTCAATGTTATCCTCTCTTTCTTTGTCATGTGCGATGATTCCGGGCTGCTTTGCCTTGCCTTTTCGGGCAATTGAATCGGCCAGTCGTAAGTTTTCAATACTGCAGATCTGTGTGTATAAATTACCTATCCTTTTCATGCTTTGCTTATCAAAGATCATTTTCTCTTTCGGTACCAATGATCCATTTTAAAATGTCATTTTTTGCAACTGTTGGCAGGGTTTATGCCGCGGTTTATCGCATCGGTGAGAACCGCAATTCGCATTCGTGTTCGAATAGTTGTAATTCGAGTTCGAAAAAACGAACCTGGACGAAAGAACTGACGGCCATGCAGCATACAACCTTCGGTTTAATTTATCTGATCAGCGTTTCCCACAAATCGATAAATTGATTTGCGCCATAGTCCGACATTTCCTCTTCAAAAAGGCAAAGGCGAGAACCGCAATACGCACACGTGAACGAATAGAGGTAATCCGAGCTCGAAAAAACGAACCCGGACGAAAGATTAAATACCGGGAGCCATTTCCTCTGGTTGGGGTTAGCATGATCCATGATCACTCCATTTCTCATCACGTCATAGAGGAACTCAATTTTCTTTTGAGCGACAATGTGCGGAGCGTCTGAAGGATGATAGACATCCTCTGCTTTCTTGCCTTGTTTTGCAAGTTCTTTTTCAAATGATTCAACTGATCTGAAGTCGAATGCATCTTTTGTTTTTTCTTTTTTTTCAGTTTTCATAATGATCATTATTTGGTAATTAAATCCATCCAGTAAGACTGGAATTTTATTCCGATATGATTACTCTTTTCTTCGTTTTCTGAGCAAAGGCGAGAACCGCACCCCGCACCCGCGTCCGAATAGCTGTAAAGCGAGTACGAAAAAACGAACCCGGACGAAAGATTAAACAATGGAACCCATTTCTTCTGATCAGGGTTTGTATAATCAGCGACGAATCCTTCTCCGATTAATTCAATGACAAATTCAAGGATATCGAGAGCTTGACGACGCACCGGGTCCGAAACATTGTAAACATCTTCCGGCCTCTTTCCTGTATAAGCCAGTGCATCCTCCAGGGTGTTGATTGACTTCCAGTCAAACTTAGGTTTTTGTTTATTTTCTTCGTTGAGAGCCATAATGACTCCCTGGTAAAAACCATTCTTGAATGATTTACCTGTTAATGGCGGAAGCTGATCCACCATCATCTTTGCTTTTAAGTGATTGTTCATGATCTTTTTATTTGGTGAGACACTATTGTAATGATTCAATTCCTCGTTCAACGAGCCACTGCATAGCCGGTGGCGTTACGGCGTTACCAAGTTGTTTGACCTGGTCTTTTTGTGATCCTAAAACAACATATTCCTGATTGAAAGCCATGGCCAGTTTTATTTCATGCGGTTTTAACATCCGGAAATAGCAATCTTCAATCCGTGGTTCCTGATAATTCACAACTGCAAACCGATCTTTTGTGGATACGGTTCCCAATGGATCATTAATCCCTGATGACTGTGATTGGCCATAGAAATAACTGATGAATGATTTCCATGATTCATCAGTTACTAAGCCATGATAAGCGACGGAAGTCATCGTAGATAATGGATCAGATATAGCACGGGAATTGGAGGTCTTTTTCATTTCAACCATAAATGGAGTTACTAAGGCCATGCTCTGACGTGTGGTTTGGGTTTGGAGTGATCCTGAAACCGGTCTGATAATCTCAATATTTTGTGAGTGTTCTTCTTTTATTACGAATGGCATCACCAATTTAAATCCAGGATTAGTGCTGACTGTTGGTATTACTTCGTCAATTCCGTTAACCCGAAATCCAACACCGGTACTTTGCTGATCATTAATTATGAATGGAGTCACTATTGAATGATGATCATCGGTTGTGATAGTTCCAAATTGGTGGGATAATGGCCTGGAATAACCGGGTGAATAATTGACTACCATTAATGGCCGGTTACCATGTTTTTTAAATCCATATTCGATCCGTCTGGTTGTATTTTCATTCAAAGGTTTTTTACGATCTCCAATCCGGGTTCCGATATCAGTCCAATCGATACAATTGAAGGCAGCATAATAATAAGGTTTCACATCGCATGCGCATTTGGGACAAACATAGATATACTGTTTGCTGAATTTTCCAGATTGCTTATCCGGATGCTTCCAGCGCTGAATAGCCTTTATGTCAATTTCACATTTCGGACACCGGGCAGCTGGCCGGAAATCAAGATCAGGTTCCCGATTACCTTTTTTCCAGAAAACAACATACATCCTATCCCTGCTTTGGGGTGTAGGATGACAAAACATGGAATTGAGGTATACGCACTTATGGTTATATCCCAGAAGATGCATGGCCTGTAACCATGCAGGAAAAAGAGACCATTCCCTGGCATCCACAACATTTTCAACAATGATTATATTATAATTATGATACTCAGCGAATCGGGGAACATCCCACATTGTTGCACGAGATCTATCCGCAGCCGGGTCAAGTTTGCCTGATGAGAAAAGATCAATCTGTGACTTGACTCTCTTTAAACCCTTAGCAAGGGTATGATTTGTGCATTCAGGTGAGGTTATAAGGATATCCGTTGAAGGATACCGACGTGGATCAGCTGCACTTATATCCGTACAATCATGTATTGTTTCAGGGAAGTTCGTATTATGAGTTTCAATAGCAAGTTTCCAATGATTAAGCGCCAGCTTAACTTCAGCACCGCCACCATTCATTTTAGAAATATTACGAACTCCCTGGGAAGATCCTCCAGCTCCGCAGAACTGATCCGTGACCGTGATATAGCTGTTTTTCATTAAATGCATTTATAATTGATCATAAATTTTAATTTTCGTTTTGGTGACTGTCATTTTAGGTTCCTACGTTCCAACGTTCCAACAGACACCCCCATTTAGGGGTTATTAATCATAATATCAACAAAC